ATGGAGAAACAACTGACTCTCTTTACACCGGAACTGCCATTGACCTCGCTGCGCACCATCAAACGAGCCCTGAGTCTGCTTGACCAGCACCTGCGCGAACCGGGTGTGGCGTTTACTTCCACGCAGGCTGCTCGCGACTGGCTCAGGCTGAAGATGGGAACCCTTGAGCGCGAAGAGTTTGTCGTGCTGTACCTCAATAACCAGAACCAGCTGCTTGCCCACGAAATGCTTTTTACCGGCACCCTCAGTCACACTGAAGTTCATCCCCGCGAGGTGGTGAAACGCGCCCTGTACTTTAACGCGGCAGCAGTGATATTTGCCCATAACCACCCATCCGGGGAGGTGAATCCAAGTCAGGCAGACAAAGCCATTACCCAGCGACTGGTACAGGCGTTGATGCTGGTGGAGATCCGGGTGCCCGACCACCTGATTGTCGGCGGCAGGCAGATATTCTCCTTCGCCGAACATGGTCTGCTGTGAGGGGGAAGGGTCAGTGAAAATCATCAGCAAGCGTCAGGCGATGGCGATATACCGCCAGCATCCTCAGTCCAGGTTGTTTCGCTTCTGTACCGGCAAATATAAGTGGTCCGGCAGTATCTGCCACTATGCCGGTCGGGAGGTACAGGACATCAACGGTGTGCTGGCCGTATTTGCTGAACGCCGTCAGGACCGTAACGGTCCCTATGTCGTATTGCGCAGCGTTACCCTGAATTAATTCACATTTAAGGAAGGCTAAAATTGTCGAATAAAATACCGCCTGTAAACCACAATATCGCCGAACCCTGGTGGGGGCTTAAACGCGATATCACACCCTGTTTTGGCGCTCGCCTGGTGCAGGAGGGCAACCGGCTGCACTATCTCGCCGACCGCGCCAGTATCACCGGGCAGTTCAGCGACGCGGATTTACGCCATCTGGACCAGGCATTTCCGCTGCTGCTCAAACAGCTTGAACTGATGCTCACCAGCGGTGAACTCAATCCCCGCCATCAGCACGGCGTCACGCTCTACGCAAAAGGGCTGACCTGCAACGCGGATACACTCGGCAGTTGCGGATATGTCTATATAGCGATTTACCCGACACCTGCAACAACAGAATAAACCTCCCGGCATTTTTGCTTCATTTAACTAACCAATAAAGGTTTCCATTATGCAAACACAACCTGTTCCCCCGACACAGGAGGCTTCACCACGCCCGTCACCAGTGGAGATCTGGCTCCGCCTTTTGAGTCACCTGCTGGACCGTCACTACGGTCTGACGTTAAACGACACGCCATTTTGCAATGATGGTGTGATCCAGGAGCATATCGACGCCGGTATCTCACTGTGCGACGCGGTGAATTTTATCGTGGAGAAATACGCCCTGATACGCACCGATCGTCACGGTTTCAGCGCAGAAACACAGTCCCCACTCATCAGCAGTATTGATATCCTTCGCGCCCGTAAGGCCTGTGGACTGATGGCACGCAATGGCTACAGACTGGTGACCGATATCACCACCGGCAAATACAGCGAGGTGACTCGATGAAACTCTCCATGACCGTGGAAGCCGATGCCGTCACTATGCAGGCCCTCAACATGGGGCGGATCGCTGTTGATATCGACGGTATTGAACTGGCCGACCTGATTGATGTGGTCTGTGATAACGGTTATTCGCTTCGCGTTGCTGACGAACCTGGGAGGCTGGTTGTGGAAGATCCACTCCCGTCTGCCGCCCGGCTGAACGGCATTCAGTGCAGTACCGCCCATATCTCCGAAGCTGACAACAACCTGCTGTTCACTCTTTCGCATCAGCATGAAGACTTTGGCGAAAGCGAATGGATTACGTACACCGGCTCCGGCTATTTGTTGCGTCTGGATGCGTGGTCGTTTCCGGTATTACGGCTTAAACATCTCGGTCTGTCGAAAGCCTGTCGTCGCCTGGTGGTGACCCTTATGCGTCACTACTCTGTTGGTATTGTTCACCTTGATGCCTTTGGTGAGGTATTGCCGGGCTTTGACATTTTCGACTGGTAATCCAACCTCAATCACCACAAGGTTTCACATGCCGGAATTAACCACCGAAGCGGCTCTCAACATTCTGATTGGCTGGCTGCAGGACAACATCAATTGTGGCAGCGAAATTATCTTCGATAACGACGAAGACAATACCGATTCAGCAGTGCTGTTACCCTGGATTGAACGTACGCTTCAGGACGTTCGCGATCTCCACCATCTTCAGCTTTTGCAACAGGCCAGTACAGATTAACCACCGAACCGTACTCATCACTTACTCATAAGCGCCAGCCCTCACCGGCTGGCGTTTTGCTTTATATAAAGGAAATGACTGATGTCAGAACTTACTCTCACCGGACCCGAAGTGTTAACCGGCCACACCGACATAATTTGCTCCACCAGCATTGAGCGCATCATCACCGGACGTAATGCCGCACTGGCGCAGATTGAAGCGCTCATTCAGCAACTCGACGATATCTCAATACTGACCCGCAGTATCGGGGGAAAAACCGCTCTGGACTGGGCTATGAAGCAGGACTTCCGCTGTGGCTGCTGGTTGATAGAAAAAAGAGAAACGGCGATGAAAGCCATTACACGCAATCTTGATCGCGGTATATGGCGGGATTTAATGAAAAAGTCGGGCATGCTTTCCATCATGGACGCACAGGCCCGTGATCAGTGGTACAACAGCCTGGAAAAGGAGGATATTCCGGTGGTCAGCGAAGCGAATATCCTGAGCACGTTTGAGCAACTGCATCTCAACAAAATAGATGTCTTCGAACGTGGGGTCATCAACGTCTTCAAAGGGCTATCGTGGGATTACAAAACCAATAGTCCCTGCAGCTTTGGTAAAAAGATCATCGTCAACAATCTGGTGGCGCATAGCCGCTGGGGCTTTAGCTTAAACTGGGGCTGGCGGCGGGATCAATTAGCGGACCTGGAACGAATGCTGTTTCTGCTTGATGGTAAACCGATACCCGACAACCGTGGCGATGTTACTACTCGATTGATGGAGCATATTCGGGACAACCCTTCGAAGGATATTTACGAAGATGATTTCTTCAGTATCCGTTACTTTCAGAAGGGAACAGTACACATCACTTTTAAACGGATCGACCTGACAGAAAAGATGAATGATATCGTGGCGAAGCACTATCCGGGGATGCTGGCAGCGAGATGAAGAGGGCAGGGAGGTAATTCCTTACCTGACCCATTACCTGACCCGATTCGTATAAAACGAAAAAGGAGTCAGACGATTTCTCATCTAACTCCTTGTTTTATTTGGTGGCCCCTACTGGACTTGAACCAGTGACCAAGCGATTATGAGTCCCAAACTTAAATATTATAAAACAATAAGTTACTTCAATTTCAACGTCTTACGGCGTCGAATACTGGGGAATATGAAAGCATAGTGAATAGGTCTGCTGCCATTTTGCTGCCACTTTTGAAGCTTTAACTTTTGATGAGTGCGATGAGTGATGATTTTTCTAGTTGCGAGTGATGATAACCTTCTGATTGATCGAACAGAACATGGCATTTGTTAGAGTTGTTCTTCTCTACAATGCTAAATACATCACCTGCAACTTTACGAGTATCAAACACTTTCAAAAATCTTTCATAGAAAGTATCGTAACTATCATAGCTTTTAAACGTAAGTTGTTCATGTGTTGGGCCTTTTGCAATATTGGCTGAACCACTTAGGCATTCCACATAATTGTCATTTACGCCACAATAAATCTTTGCATGGAATCGAGTGTTCCTAATAGCATCATCTATTACCTTTGGTGTGAATTTAAATTTGCTCAAAATATTATAATCATGAATAGCTTCAGATACTGCATTTTTATAAGAATTCAATGTTTGAGTTTTGGTTATAATCTTAAGTTTGTTTGGGTCGGATTGTGATATTATTTCTCCCCACAGTTCCAATAGTTCATCACTCTTTGAACGTGTATGCCCGACGTAAGGGAATATCAGGTAAGTCTTTTCAAATAAAAGATCCCATCTAATCATTAATTTTTTTATCAACTCAATGAAATCAGATTTTGTAATGGTTCCATCGATTCTATTCTCAAGAGAAATGCAATTACTTATATGTCCAAGCAAGAAATCGTCATCTGAAAAATCGCGATGATCGAAATTTCTGTAAAATAATGCAGAGTGTTTACATTCACAAGTGCAAGAGAAATCGATTTTTATTATTGATTTTTCTGCATTATATCCATATCCAGAAATGTCTTCTGATATATATTGGCAAATTCGCTGCCCCCACTCTTGATAGTCATTGACCATTTTTTCGTGTGCCAATTTCTCTAAGTTGTCATCACAATGTGGACATTTATAAAGGTTGTAAGATTCGAAATCAAATTTTGGATTATTTCTGAATATATCTCCATTATACTTAAATGATACTTTTAACTTATTAAGGGTTGATGGGAATTCACCTTCATAATCCAAATAATCTATTTTTTCAGCACCGCTTACAATATATGATTCAGCGGGATTTTTGCATTGAATTCCAAACATTTCTTTGCAGTTTTGACATCTTGCGAGAATCTCCCCATTATCATTTATGCCTGGAAATTTTAGTTCATGATAATCGATGATATTCTCGCAGTGTGGACATTCGCCCTTAAATTGTTTTTTTGTTTGATTATACATAGTGGCATCCATTCAAATAATTATATTGTTTATTAATGTCAATGGGTTTAGTTTAATTGCTTCAGTGAGATGATCTGGAGCAAGATGAGCATAGCGCATCGTTACTTTAATGTCAGTGTGACCAAGGATGCGTTGCAGTACGAGAATGTTGCCACCGCGCATCATAAAATGGCTTGCAAACGTATGGCGTAGTACGTGCGATAACTGCCCGTCAGGTAACTCAATCCCCGTGCGCTTAATCGCCCCTCGAAATGCAGAATAGCACCCGGCAAAGAGTGGTTTTGAAGTTCTTACTTTGGGGAGAGTCTCGTAAAGCTCATCACTGATTGGAACGCTGCGGTTCTTCTTGCCCTTGGTTTTGATATAGGTGATTTTGCCAGGACTGATTTGCTTACCTGTCAGTGATTCTGCCTCACCCCATCGTGCTCCGGTTGCAAGGCATATTTTGACGATGGTTACTAAATCTTCCGCTTTGCTTTTCTCGCACTCGGCAAGCAGTTGCTTGACTTCTTCAACTGTCAGCCAGGCTAACTCTGCCTCATCAATTTTAAATTCTCGGACATTTTCGAGAGGGTTTGGGGCGTTCCAGTCGTCCAGCCGTTTCAACTCATTGAACATGGCACGAAAATACGCCAGTTCCAGATTGACTGTGCGGGGAGCTACAGCTTTTACCCGATCAGAGCGTGTAATTTTCCCACTCAAACGTTGTTCGCGGTAGGTTGCAAAAAGCTTGGCGTTAAATTCTGTGGCGAGAGGATTTCCCATGGCAAAGCAGGCAAACTCCATCGCGCTCTTACGCTTGAGGCCATCAGAGAGTGTAACGCCATGAGCGTTGAACCAGGTTTCAACAAGGTCAGTAACTCGCCGCTTATCTGCTTTTTCTCCTAGCCAGGGCTTGTCCTGCGCTTGATCCTTAATGTGGCGCTCAAAGGCCATGGCTTCCCCTTTGGTGGCGAATTGGCGACGAATACGCCGCCCATCCCTACCGTTGGGGAAGACCTGAGCCTGCCACTTTCCATTGCTTAATTTGCTTACTGCCATTCTGCAGGCCTATTGAGATAAAGAATTATTATCACGCATTAAGGTTTGCCAGTGTTCTTCACTGAGGATTTTGAGCGGAACTCCTTTATTGTCACGATAATCAATAGCCTGTTCTATCTTTCTTCCGAAGCTTTGAAATTTCCAATCCTTAGAGTTGAGGGCACCAATAATTAGATAGTCCAAATCTTGAGTAACACGATCAACAATTTTGCAGCCAAGCTTTAAAAGGTCACTTTCACATTGTCTACGGGAGCCACATAGAAACTTACCAGTGAGACAGACTTTACTATCTGTAGGGTTAAACTCATCAATTAGGTCAACAGGCGATGTTGTGGAATATCCATCCACAATACCCTCAGAAATATTTGAGCCAGTTAAAGCAGTAATTTCTTGCAATAATTTGGTGCGTTCTTCGTCTGTTATCACTCCATCACTCAGGATTGATTGAACCAGTTCGTAAAGATGTTTACCGGGATAGTTGCTTTTTAAAGCTGCATTTGTAGATAAGAACCAGTTTAAATAGCTGATTTCTTCATTGCTCAAATGATAGTCGGAAGCAAGCCCCTTACATAGACCCTCTAGCAAATGCTTGTCAGAGTCAGTTGAGTAAAGGTCTATGTTAGGAGTATCCATCAACCCGCGCTGCATTTCATGGAGTAGGTCTTTCAATTCGTCTAATTCAGCTTTTTCAACTACACCATCCGAAAGGATTTCACTTATTTTATTTCTGATGCAGTTTACGAAATAATTTTGGGAAAGAACGTCTGATTCCATCAGCCACGTATCAAGGAAAATCATTTCTTTTTCACTTAATTGCCCGTCACAGGTCATCCCTTCAATCAGGTTGATTAAGTTAGCGATGGCTTTGTCTCTATTATGTGTATAGTTGAAAGCGCTAAATTGAGTCATACCAATATTCCTTATTCAGTAAACGTTATTTTGCTTATCACTCTGCCATTGGCTTCAATATCCGATGGTGTGCACTCAAAGGATGCGGGGCCATTTTCTACGCGTAAACGTCCGCCTGGAAGACGGTAAACCTGTCTGATACTCATAAAGCCATCTATTTCAATCAACCAGATTCCATCGTTGATCTCTCCCCTGAACTCGTCCACTAGATAGAACGAATTTTCAAACTTCACAATGAATGGGGCAGTTGTGTCTTGAGGTAAAAGGCGAGAGTCGTAGCGAACTTGGTCAGAGGATGAAAAAATCCCGTTTGAGATTTCTTTTAATTGCAAAGGCAATCCACTGTCGCTATCTGCTTTTGTTGTGGGCAAGCCTTGTCCTGTAGTTAACCAAAGCATAGATGCACCTGTATCAAGATGGCAGGCAATGAGCCAGTCATGCGGAAAAGTATCGCGCATCCAACGGTTTGCCATAGTGCTCTGGGATACCCCAAGGTGATCGCACAAAGCCTGTCTGGTACTGAATCCATAGGCTTGGAGGATACGTGTTATCGCTTCCTTTCCACCACTTTGAGATGGAAAGTTGTATTTTGAGATCGCGAAAGGGGTCTCTTTTGTGTTTGACATATTTAAAATGCGATCCTATCATCGGTTTTGTGGTGTTCGGAATGATTGCGAATAGTTCCGAATAGTGAAGTTTTTAAACACAAACTGAGGAATAGTGCATCATGAAAAGCAATTTTTCAATGCGCCCCAGCATCAACCTTGTGGTATCTGAGCCATTTATCACACTGGATGAGTTCTGTCGCCGTACTGGTTACAAGCCTAGCTATGCCCGTCAAATGATCCGGGAAAACCGCCTGCCAATCAGAAAAAAAGCCGGAGTTAACAGCCTTATCGAAATCAACATGTTCGCGTTGACGATGGAAGCGGCCCAAGGCTGCGAAGTCGCAATGCAAGCCTGATAGTTCCATTTTGGGATAGAAAAGGATTTACATCATGTTTGATTATCGTGTTTCCAAACATCCACACTTTGACGAAGCCTGCCGGGCTTTCGCGCTGCGTCATAACATGGCGAAGCTGGCAGAGCGTGCAGGAATGAACGTCCAGACTCTGCGCAACAAACTGAACCCGGACCAACCACATCAACTCACTCCGCCGGAGATCTGGCTGCTGACTGATATCACAGAGGACTCAACGCTGGTTGATGGGTTTCTGGCTCAAATCCATTGCCTGCCCTGTGTGCCACTGAATGAAGTGGCAAAAGAGAACCTGCCGCATTACGTCATGAGTGCAACTGCGGAGATTGGGCGAGTAGCTGCAGGCGCAGTTTCCGGTGATGTAAAAACCAGTGCGGGCCGCCGCGATGTGATTAATAGCATCAACTCTGTCACGCGCCTGATGGCACTCACCGCAGTTTCATTACATGCGCGTTTGCAGGCGAATCCGGCGATGGCAAGCGCGGTAGATACCGTGACGGGCCTGGGCGCTTCGTTCGGTCTGATCTGAGGTGGCTATGCTGACTAAAGAACCATCTTTTGCATCACTGCTCGTTAAGCAAAGTCCTGCAATGCACTGCGGTCATGGCTGGATTATGGGGAAGGATGGCAAGCGCTGGCATCCGTGCCGCTCTCAGGATGCGTTGCTGGCTGAGCTGTCCACTAAAAAGCAGGGGAAACCATGGCTATTGAAGGCGATGCTGCGACTGTTCCGCTAAGCGCTGGCCTCCGTCTTAATGGGTTAAACCACATCGCGGAATTAAGGGCGAAAGTGTTTGGCTTAAATATTGATTCAGAACTGGAGCGCTTTATTAGCGATATGCGGGACCAACGAGATATTAACCATGAGCAGAATAAACGCGCACTAGCCGCAATATTCTTTATGGCAAAAATTCCGGCGGAACGTCATAGCGTCAATGTTAGTGAGCTGACGACTGACGAAAAGCGGGAGCTGATTAAAGCAATGAACCATTTCCGTACAGTGGTGAGTTTATTTCCAAATCGGCTAGCCATGCCGAATTAATCCACAACCGAAATTAAAGGCGTAAACCCGCCGGGCATCTTATTGCCCAAATTCAGGAGAAACAACAATGCGAAATATTGAAACCCGAATCACCAAAACAGGATCAGATGATGCTGGCCTTAACCAGATGCTGACTGATGCGCGCATGGAAGAACGCCGTGCACGTGCTGCGGCAATGGCAGCCCGTCTTGATAGCCTGGCTTGCCATATCACGTCACGCCAGCTTAATCACGTTGAAGCGGCGGAGCTGCTGCGTATTGCGGCTGAAAACATTCAAAACGAAGCGCAGGAGATCCACTGATGGCTGATTCAATGGACCTTGTACAGCAGCGCGTTGAAGAAGAACGTCAGCGCCACATCCACACCGCCCGCAACAGAACACCGGGCGTTTCCCGTGTGCTCTGCATTGATTGCGATGCACCGATCCCGCCAGCTCGCCGCCGCGCTATTCCGGGCGTGCAGTGTTGCGTCACCTGTCAGGAAATCGCAGAGCTGAAAGGCAAACATTACGTAGGGGGTGCTGTATGAGCACTATCCTGAAATGGGCGGGTAATAAAACCGCCATAATGCCAGAACTGAAAAAACACCTTCCAGCAGGACCGCGACTGGTTGAGCCTTTCGCGGGTTCGTGCGCTGTGATGATGGAGACAGACTATCCTCATTATCTTGTCGCGGATATTAATCCAGACCTGATTAATCTCTATCAGGTGATTAAGAATGATGTTGAATACTTCATCAAAGAGGGCAGATATCTTTTTGAAGCCCGTAATGACCCAGAGGCATATTATAAGACTAGACAGGAGTTTAACTTGCGCCATGGTGGTGCAATTGAACGCGCATTGTATTTCTTATATTTAAATCGCCATGGTTATCGCGGACTGTGTCGCTATAACTTGGACGGTTATTTTAATGTTCCTTACGGTAATTATAAAAAGCCGTACTTCCCTGAAAACGAAATACGCACATTTGCAGAAAAAGCAAAACGCGCAACGTTTATCTGCGCCAGCTATGACGAGACACTGGCACTGCTGCAAACGGGTGATGTTGTCTATTGCGATCCACCATATGACGGCACGTTTAACGGATATCACACTGCCGGTTTTACAGAGGACGACCAGTATCATCTGGCGTCTATTCTTGAGCGCCGGTCATCAGAAGGTCATCCGGTTATCGTGTCCAACAGCGACACGTCCCTGACCCGTTCGATTTATCGTAACTTTACCCGCCATCGTATCACTGCAAAGCGCAGCATGGGCGTGACTGCCGGTGATAGTAAAACTGCAGTAGAAATCATCGCCACAAAATCAGCATGCTGGTTTGGTGTTGATTTGGCGTCTGGTCCTGATATCTCGGTGAAAGCTGAGGTGCGGGCGTGGTAGTGAGTAAATTCACATTACATCATGCACAAACCACTGGCGGCTTGAATGAGGCCGCCGTGGCCTTTCCATGGAATGCCCGAAAAAAAGCGGTTAACCCGTATCTGGACTCGGCGGAAGTTGCGCCGGAGTCTGCGCTTTCAAACCTCATCACTCTGTACGCTGCGGATAACGAGCAGGAGCATCTGCGCCGTGAGGCGCTGAGTGATAAGGTTTGGGAACGTTATTTCTTCAATGAATCCCGCGATCCTGTCCAGCGTGAAATGGAGCAGGATCGGCTGATTAGCCATGCCAAAATGGCCCGCGAACAGCAGCGCGTTAATCCCGATTTGGTGATTATTGCCGATGTTAGCGCCATGCCTGCCCATATCGGCAAGCCTCTGCTGGAGCGGATTAAATACTTCCATAGCCTGGGCAGGACTAAAGCTTATTCCCGCTATCTGCGCGAAACAATCAGGCCTTGTCTTGAGCGGCTGGAGCGCGTGCGTGACAGCCAGGTGTCTGCGTCTTTCCGGTTCATGGCGAGCCAGGACGGGCTGGAGGGGCTGCTGGTACTGCCTGAAATGAATCAGGAGCAGGTCAAGCGCCTTTCCACGCTGGTTGCGGCACATATGAGCATGTGTCTTGATGCGGCCTGCGGTGATCTGTTTGTCAGTGACGATGTTAAACCAGAAGAAATCCGCCAGGCATGGGAAAGGGTTGCTGCAGAAGCCATGCGCCTTGAGGTCATCCCGCCAGCCTTTGAGAGGTTGCGCCGCAAAAAGCGCCGCCGCAAGCCGGTGCCTTATGAACTGATCCCACCGTCGCTGGCGCGCATGCTGTGCGCGGACTGGTGGTATCGCAAATTGTGGCAGATGCGCTGCGAGTGGCGGGAGGAGCAGCTGCGCGCCGTATGCCTGGTCAACAAGAAAGCGTCCCCGTATGTCAGCTATGAAGCCGTGATCCACAAACGCGAGCAGCGCCGCAAATCGCTGGAGTTCTTCCGCTCGCATGAACTGGTCAACGAAGACGGTGACACGCTGGATATGGAAGATGTGGTGAACGCCAGCAACAGCAACCCGGCGCACCGCCGTAATGAAATGATGGCCTGTGTTAAAGGGCTGGAGCTGATCGCGGAAATGCGCGGAGACTGCGCGGTGTTCTATACCATCACCTGCCCGTCATGCTTCCACGCAACCCTCAACAACGGCAGACCTAATCCGAAGTGGACCAGTGCCACTGTCCGGCAGAGCAGTGATTATCTGGTTGATACGTTCGCCGCTTTCCGCAAGGCCATGCACAAGGCCGGATTGCGCTGGTACGGCGTCCGCGTTGCAGAGCCGCACCATGACGGCACCGTGCACTGGCATCTTCTGTGCTTCATGCGCAAAAAAGACCGCCGTTCCATCACCGCACTGCTGCGTAAGTTTGCCATCCGTGAAGACCGCGAGGAGCTGGGCACCAATACCGGGCCGCGCTTCAAGTCTGAGCTAATCAACCCGCGCAAGGGCACGCCGGCCAGCTACATCGCCAAATACATCAGTAAGAACATCGACGGGCGCGGGCTGGCTAAAGAAATCAGTAAAGAAACCGGCAGATCACTGCGTGACAGCGCCGAGCATGTCAGCGCCTGGGCGTCGCTGCACCGTGTCCAGCAATTTCGTTTCTTTGGTATTCCGGGGCGCCAGGCATACCGCGAGCTGCGCTTGCTGGCTGGTCAGGCGGCGAGAGTACAGGGCGAACGCAAAGCGGGTGCGCCTGTACTGGATAATCCGCGTCTGGATGCGGTACTGGCAGCTGCGGACGCAGGTTGCTTTGCTACCTACATCATGAAACAGGGCGGTGTACTGGTTCCCCGCAAACATCACCTTGTCCGCACGGCTTATGAGCTTAACGACGAACCGAGCGCCTACGGCGATCACGGTATCCGTATCTATGGCATCTGGTCCCCGATTATAGAGGGCAAGATTTGCACGCACGCGATGAAGTGGAAAAAGGTTCGTAAGGCCGTTGACGTTCAGGAGGCGGCAGCCGACCAGGGCGCTTGCGCCCCTTGGACTCGTGGCAATAACTGTCCCCCTGTTGAAAATCTGAACAAATCAGGGGGGGATTTACCCGATATTAAAACCATGGATGAGAAGGAGCTGCAGGAATATCTCCACAACATGGGCCAGAAGGAACGGCGGGAGCTGACAGCCAGGTTGAGACTGGTAAAACCGAAGAGGAAAAAAGCATACATACAGAGTATTTCGGAGCAGCAGCGCCTGCAGCTTGAGGCAGAACTGACTGCCAGAGGGTTTGAAGGTAGTGCATCTGAGATTGATTTGCTTCTGCGTGGCGGCAGCATTCCATCCGGTGCCGGTTTACGTATTTTTTACCGTAACCAGAGGCTGCAGGAAGATGACAAATGGCGTCAATGGTACTAAAGCTGCTGTTTAACATTTCGTGCTTTATTGACTGGCGTCAGTGCATCCAATTAACTGACGAAAAACAGTTTTACATTTTTCTGTTCCTACTATACTGTTTATATAAACAGTGGATATATGTACAGTAATTGTGTGTCCGTGTAATGATAGGAGGGAAGATGCAGGACTATCTTTTGGAGTCATTGAAGCTCCAGCGTATTGATTTTTTTATCAAGCTTGTAGCGGCTAGTGAATGCAGCGACGAAGAAAAGCGGCTGGCTATCCAGTGGGTGTCTGAACTGACAGATGAGTTGATGGCGAAAATTCGAAGCCATGAATACAGCCGGTCAATGGACGTTATCAGTTAAAGGGAATCTGTATGCGCATTGAAATAATGATCGATAAAGAACAGAAGATAAGCCAAGCGACACTGGGATTCCTTGAATCCGAGCTTTACCAAAATTTGCACCCACTCTCTCCAAAAACGGCAACCCGAATAAGTAAGGAAGGCGTTAATGGCTTCGTGCTGAGCGCATTAAAACTGGACGAAGATAAGAAGCGAGTGATGGAAATTTTGCAGAAAGTCTGGGAGAACGGCTGGTTGCATTAGAGAGCCTTGCGAGGCGTTAGAAATTTTCTCAGTCAGGGCCGATTTTTTTGATTGGTGATTAAACCTGCAAAAGGTTCACGGTGTAAAAGACTAATCATTTATGAGTTTTATGGTTAGGTTATTGATAAATAAATAGGAAATGCCAAATGATTTTTTTTCCCCTTAGCTATGGCCACTGCCTCTAAAAAGTGACAAAATCAAACATTAGCGAAATCATACTTTATTCCAGAGTGGCTTTCGCTATAATACGCGGTCGGTTTTTAGGAGGGGTCAATGCCAACTGTAGTGTCGCTTTTTTCTGGGTGTGGTGGTTCTGATGCAGGAGTCTTGAGCGCTGGTTTTGACGTGCTCATGGCTAATGACATACTTCCTTACGCCCGTGATGTTTACTTGGCTAACCACCCAGAAACCGATTACGTTTTAGGGGATGTTTCTGCTATCGAATCGTTTCCTTCTGCCGAACTGCTAGTCGGTTGCTACCCCTGTCAGGGATTCAGTCAAGGTGGAGTTAGGAAGGCTGATCGTAAAATCAATACTCTTTACTTGGAGTTTGCAAGGGCTTTAAGAATAATTCAGCCAAAAGCTTTTATAGTAGAGAATGTTTCGGGTATGGTCCGAAGTAACTTTGAGCATCTTCTTCAGGATCAATTTAAAGTTTTTCAAGAAGCGGGCTATAGAGTTAAGTCACAAATTCTCAATGCTTCTCATTATGGTGTTGCTCAGGATCGTAAACGAATTTTTATAGTTGGAATTCATGAACGTTTTGGTACAGATTATATATTCCCTCAGGCCACACATGGTGAGGGTCTAAAACAGTTCACTACGATTAGAGATGCCATCGGAGCAATGCCAGAATGGCCTATCGGTGAGTTTTATGAAGCTGATTTCCATTGGTATTACTTATCAAGGAATCGTCGTCAGGACTGGGGGCAAGTGTCGAAAACTATAGTAGCTAATCCAAGACACATGCCCCTTCATCCAATTAGCCCTATTTTAGAAAAGCTGGGTCCAGATAAATGGCGGTTTACGTCGGACTCTCCGGCTCGGAGATTTAGCTTTCGCGAGGCAGCACGGCTACAAGGTTTCGGAGATATGGTCTTTCCTGAAACAGAACGGGCGTCAATGAACATGAAATATACAGTTGTAGGTAACGCGGTACCGCCTCCATTGTTTGAGGCGGTTGCTAAGGCCTTACCGAACATTTGGTAACTCACCTGTACCCCATAGCCAAGGCCTGCTCGATGTAAGAAACATCGGGTAGGCTATTTTGTAATTCATTTTGGCGAACAAGATTTATCAGGCGCAATCTATCAACAATAATTGAACCTCCAATATCAGCCTTATATGCCCAATCACCATCAATCCACCTTAGATCTTGAGGCATAAAATAATATGAAGCCCATGGATGAGGCACTGGTATTTTTCCACCCAACTTCGCATATGACGATTCGAGTTGTTTATGAACCCATTCGTTTTTCGAGCAACCGCATTGAACAAACGCTGCAGGAATGGCGTCCCTATCATCACCCATCGGATGCCAAGCGACTATATCAATTCCACCATCCCCTGAATCTCTTGTTTTGAAATCTCTTTCTTTGAACGTTGTTACTTCACATCTGATATCTTTGGCTATTGCGTTATATTTATCTATTAACTTTCCTGTGTATCTTGCATTTACTCCACCACCTGCCCAGTTTGGATGAACCTCGCATCCAGATGGCATCAAAGATGAAAAAATTGGTAAGCTAATTAATTCAAATGATCGTGTGATTGTAGGCCTGACACCCTGAGGAATGTATTTTATATTGGCACAAATAACTAGTGATATATATAGTTTTTTTAACTGTGTTAAATTTGTATGGTTTTCCAGCGTTAAAGTATCACCATCTGGTGATAACGTAAAAGGGTAAGAATCCCCAAAGTATGTTAATCTTTGTCTAATAAAGTCAGTTCCGAATCTCCATTTATCAGCTGAGTATTCGCGGCTATATTCCTCAGGTTGAGCGCGCATAATACTATCCAGATCTCCACGACTAAAGGCTTTGTCTGGATGGATCATTGCTCTGATTTCGAGGTAGTCAGCCCAAAGATACTCATCATTTGTTGGAATTGATTCTAAATTATTGAGCATACTACTCATCCTCGAGCACAGTTCTGATGTGGTTTCTTATGGTTTTACTCATATCAAACAGTTCTTCTGCAGCCTCGAGATCGCTCGTTGTATAATTTTTATCTTTCAATAACATATCCCACACAACTTTTAAGCTATTTCTTGCTTTTTTGATGGCTTCTTCTAGGGCAACCTGATGACCATTTGTATAAAGATAGGATTGATCAATGTCTCTGGTCCTCACTAAACATTCAATAGCATCATCATGTTTTACAATTAATGCTATGTCTTTGATTCTTCGGGATTCTCTTACGGCAGTCCTTGCATGTTCATCCCTTACAAAGAACCATGAAAAGAGGTTTTTTACATTTTCTTCTTTAATATCTTTAAAGTCATAGTCTTTCTTATCCTCTATACCTAGCCACTCTGTAATTGCACTATAACCTAAAGCAGTAGTGATATATGAAAATTCAATGTCTGTCTCAATAATCTTTAATTTAAAGAATTTTTTATCTTTTGCTAATTCATAAAGTGCAAGAGACGTTAATAATAGACCCACGTATGAAGGTCGACTTCCTATCTCACGGGCTAAATACTTAAGTGTATCTTCCTTTGAGTCATCTTTATAAAATTTGACGCATAATTCTTTTAAATATTTGGCCTTTGATAAGGAATCCCATTCTTTGACCCCAGTAATATGGCGATATCCAATATATCGAAGGACGTCTTCACGCAGGTCATAGATTATGCAGGGCAGCTCATCTGGTTTATTGGCTACATCATTTCTTATTTCTTCAATGCTGTTTTTTTTGTTTTCAGGCGGATTTAATTCGCCATTAAGTAGCTTGACCGCTGCTAGTCTACGGTTACCTTCTGCGACGATCAGCTGCTTACCTGAACGGAAGGCTAAAAGTGGCTCACCAGGAAAGTAGCCCTGTTGACCGATGGAAAGCATCAAGTCGTGCACGCTCTCATCATCAAGCATGCCTTCAATCACAACCTCCTCTTTGTCAGCATCATTTAACCGATAAAAACGAGGATTCTCAGGGTCAAAGAAGAGCTGGGAGGTTTTAACATATTCAATTGGTTTAGATTGCATAATCCCGCCTAAAAGAAAAAAAACATCAGTTCGAATCTTGCAAGTGAAACATAAAACCTCTTTTTTTTAAATCTTTCTATAGGCGCATTTAACTGCATGGTTTCGCATGAATGAATTTTCGTGACCGATGCTACACCTTGCCAAGTCTGGCGGGGTTTTGTGTAAGCCATACAGCTGCATGAAAACCACTACGTAAAGCGGGCAGGCGTGGCGGGGATACGAGCGCGCGGTTTTGGGGTTAATCGCGGTTTTGGGGCCTCAATGTTGGGCGGGCATGGTCATTTTTTTGGGGCTGGTCGTGCGCGCCTGCGTCGTGATGAGGCGCTGCGTTTCGTCGTGAGCTGTCAGGTGGCGAAAGCGCAGGAGCGCTCAGCGAGGCGCTGAGGCGCTCTGATGGTGGGGCAGGGCGTAAGGGAATAAAAAAACCGCCCGGAGAAGGGCGGTTGATATCAAAGGTTGGTCGGCTGAGCGTCAGTCTTCATCGGTCAGGTAGGGGTCAAAGCGTATCACCTCATCACCCAGCCACTCGTTAACTTCTGTGATACGGCCCTGCAGGGGGGTAAGTTCGTTGCGAACGAAAACGCGCGCCGCTTTTTCCACATCGCCAAACCCGCCGGTATTCGTTGGAATGATCCCCATCAGCTGCGGCGGCACGCGGTGAGCTGCCAGCATGTCATCACGGCTCACATTCTTGATGTTCAGAAACTCATCTTTCGCTGCGACTTCTGACAGCGGGATGATCTGAATGCCGTCTTTCTTGCCGTTCGGGCTGTACATAAACAGGTTGCGGAAGTTGCCTGGCCCTTTCGATTTTTTAAGTGCTTCGCGTATGTTGTCCACATCTTTCTGGTCGGCGGCGGGGTCGCTCATGTACATGATGAAACCAGCATGGCTACCGTTAAGGTAATATTTACGGCGAAACAGCGTGGCCGATTCATTCAGCAGGGCGGAGGGAATGGCGGAGAGGTATTCCGGCATCCCGTAAAGCTCCTGGTTAACGTCGGGTTCCATCAGATGAAACACGCTTCCCTCATCGAACTGATAGGGCTGCGAGTTGTAGCCATACTGTGCAAACCAGTAGGTGTCCTGGTCAATGCCACGACGGGTATATTTGGCAAGCGAGGCGCGCAGCTCCATGATCTGCCCTAACCGGTTCATGCGTTTTTCAAGGTAGGCATTACCGAATACCAGAAAGTCCTGGGCGAACCGGGAAAAGGCTTGTTTAGACAGCCAGCGGTGAGGGATGAAGGTACTGGTAAGAATATTGCGTTTTACCTGAATGGCACTGGAGTGATGCACGGCAGCGCGGTAAGTTCGCGCCAGGCCATCCATGCTGATCGGTGGTTCGTACCAGCGGTCCACCTGCACGCACTCCAGGTAGTCAAATAACTCCCGGCGGTCCATTACGGGGATCGGGTCACCAAAGCTGAATGCTTCCGCTGCGGGACCGGCTGGTTTAGCGTTGTGCTCTACTGATGTGCGGTTATGTTTATTTTTACGTTTGCTCATGCCGCCTGCTCCTTATCAGCCTGGGGCCATTCGCACATAAACAGCATTTTCCAGTGCTCTGCAGATAATTCTTTTTTCATGTCATTCAGCCACTCATCATCAAAGAGTTCGGCTCCGGTTGCTGCCGCGTCATCTGCGGTAAAGGTCATGATGGTTGTGCTGTTACGGGCAATCAGCTTTTTGTATTCCTGCCATGCTTCCAGGCTGGGGCTAGGGGTGGTGTAGTAGGTAGCGTGATAGCGCGCGTGCATGGACATACTTTTGGCGAGAGCAATCATATTTTTAGGGGAATCTGCCCAAGCATACTCTAATACGTAGACGTTCCCATTAAGCGCGGCGCATAGGCTTTTTGGACCGACAAAATAAATTTTCGAACCGTTTGGTAGTTCCAGATGCGCTTTACCTGATTTTATTTTCCCCAGATGCGTGTGGGCTGCGGCCTGACTTAAAAAAGCTGAAATATAGGCTTTGACTGTCAGGGCCGATGCCGGGCTGCAGCCCAGAAAAATCTGGTTGCGTCCGGTATGCAGTGCATCGTTTAGGGCTTCGTAGGCGAAAAAATAATCTGCGCCCGCCTGGCGCATTTTTGTTAGTACGCGGTTCCTGCTGCGTGCGGCACTGTTCCATCCAAGCTGGAAAGCTAAGAAAGGGCGATCTACTGGCAGGCTGGCGCTGGTCATGAGGTTGGTCGGGGTTGAGTGCATCAGAAAATCTCCACGATGTTGCTGGTACTGGCGGAGGCTCCTGCCAGTGGTTCGTTATAAAGTGCGTGCATTGTTGCCCAGGCTAAATCCGCGTGGCTGGCTTCCTCTGTGCGAGCTGCTTCGTAGGTTGGCCGGTTGCCGCTGGCGGTGGTTGAACGGCGAATGGACATAAAGGACTGCGCGATATCCAGCATCCCCGCGTCAAACTCCAGGCGGCGTCCGCTGATGATGTCGTAGGCTTTAAGCACCAGGGCATTTTTTACGGTCGGGTTGTAGACAAACTCACGTGCGGCAGGGAAGAACTGCTTAACCGTTTTGTAAACGCCATCGCCAACGCCGGTCGAGTCAATGCCGATGTAGGTCACGTTGTAGCGTCTGGTGATTTCCTCAATCGCTGAGGCCTGGGCGCGGAAGTCAATCCCGCGCCACTGGTGACGCTCAAGGATACGGAATTTACCGCCGGGGACGACGGGAGGCGCAATGACCACGCAACCGGCGCTGTCACCGTTCTGCGTTCCTTTTGCCGGGTCATAGCCGATCCAGACAGGGTGGTATGCAAACGGACGCAGTAAAAGCGGTTCGAAATCGTCCCACACATCCCAGCTGTCAACCATGCAGGACTGCAGCAACGCCAGCGGGAACACGGACGCCAGGTCGTCAACAAACTGACACATCAGCAGGTTGTTGTATTCGTCCGGGCTGTACTCCAGGCGCAGCTGGTCCAGGTCGAAAAGGTTACACCCGCCGTTTACGGCATCTTCAATGGTGACTATCTGGCGGTACTGGCCGTCAGGGCATAAAACGCCGTGCGCCAGGCTACTGTGAGAAAGGTCAAATTCTACCCTGTCAGCTTTCGGGCGCCCTTTATTAAACAGGGCACCAGACCAGAACGAGTAGGCGCTGTGCGTCAGGCTGGAAGGTGTAGAGAAGTAGGTCTGACGCCATTTTTTGTGCAGCGCCATACCGGAGGCCACCTTGCGCAGCTCCTGGAATTTCGGTATCCAGAAATACTCATCAAGATACAGATTGCCGTGGTAGCTCTGCGCGGTACGGGCATTTGTACCGAGGAAGTAAAGACAGGCGCCGTTAGGCAGCACCATCGGATCGCCTTTCAGCTCAACATCCACCTCTTTTGCGAAGTCGATGATGTACTGTTTAAAAACGTGCGCCTGAGCTTTACTCGCTGACAGAAAGATTTGATTTCGCCCCGTGGTGAGCGCGTCAATCAACGCTTCACGGGCGAAATAGTAGGTTGCACCGATCTGGCGTGACTTTAAGAGATTGCGGATACGGTGCTTGATGCCAGCGTCCCACCAGTGGCGCTGGTACTCGAACATCCCGGCGCGGAAAATTTCTTCCAGCTTTTCGATCTGCTCGTCGGTAAACTGGTTTTTTTCCGGCGGCTTGCGCGGGCCTTTATTGCGGTTGGACACGTTGGGATTCAGGTCTGCTTCATTCCCGCCATTGTTAAATTTTCCGATTCTGGCCTGTCGTTCGGACTGACGCGCCAGCAGGTCAATTTCTTTAAAATCCTTTCCTTCCTTCTGCTCCTTCATGACGAGCTGGCAGTAACGTGCGGCGGTGGTGAGCTGCATCTGATCCAGTGGGCCATATTCGCCCCACTTATCGCGTTTTTTCCAGCTGTGAACGGTTGCAACTTTCTCGCCCAGCATTTCAGCAATGCGGGCTACGCGGTATCCCTGAAAGTACATCAGCATTGCCTGACGACGGGGATCGAGGTCTGCGGGGGTCAGTGTTGTCATGGCACAAACATACGGCCTCAAATCAGCACTTTCCCCGGCTTCGCATTGTGTGGGAGTTCGCACAAGCCCAACGCGTTGTTTACACGCGCCTATCACCGCAAACATAAGGCTCAGAACGTGTTACGAACTAACTAACCGGAGCCGGACCGATGGCAAAAAAATCTAAGCGTTTTCGTATTGGGGTCGAAGGGGCCACCACTGACGGGCGCGTTATTGAACGTGACTGGATCACCCAGATGGCGGCGAGCTATAACCCGCAGGTATACACCGCGCTGATCAATATGGAACACATCAAGGGTTTTACCCCTGATGGGCCTTTCCGTCGTTTTGGCATGGTGGAAAAGCTGGAAGCGGAAGAAATCACCGAAGGGGCTTTGTCCGGGAAGATGGCGCTGTATGGCTGGATTGCCCCGACGGACGATCTGGTCACCATGACCGGTAACTGGCAGAAGCTTTTCACCTCAATGGAAGTTAACACCAGCTTTGCCGATACCGGCTCCGCTTATCTGGTTGGTCTGGCGGTTACTGACGATCCGGCAAGCCTCGGCACTGAAATGCTGCAGTTCAGTGCCAGCGCAGAACATAACCCCCTGGCGCGCCGCAAGCTGGACAAAGACAACCTGTTTACCGCTGCTCTTGAAACGCTGATCGAGTTTGAGGACGTGCCGGAAAAAACCAGCCTGTTTACCCGCGTGAAAGAGCTGCTGTCCCGCAAAGGCGCTGATGATAACGCCCGCTTTGCTGATGTGAATCAGGCTGTTGAAACCATCGCACGTGAGCATCAGACGCTGGCGGAGCAGGTCAGCGCCCATCAGACCGATTTCAGCAACAAGGTGAGCGATATGCAAAAGGTTGTTGATGAGACAACCAGCGCACTCTCCACCCTGCGTGAGCAGCTTTCCACTCAGGACAGCCGCAGCGAACGCCGCCCTAATGCGACCGGCAATAACGGCGCAGAACAAACCACCGATTGCTGACGGAGCAAAAGCACAATGAAAAAAGAGACACGTTTTAAATTCAACGGCTATCTGACGCAGCTCGCCAAACTCAACGGCGTATCTGTGAGCGATATCGCCTCGAAATATACGGCTGAGCCGTCAGTGGCGCAGACGCTGGAAACGAAAATCCAGGAGTCTTCCTCGTTCCTGCAGAAAATCAACATTGTCCCGGTTGATGAACAGTCCGGCGAGCGTCTGGGGCTGGGTATTGGTTCCAGTATTGCCGGAAATACTGATACCACCCAGAAAGACCGTGAACCCGTTGACCCGACTTACATCGACGGTGAAGGGTACAAGTGTACCCAGACCAACTCTGATACGGCGCTGCCCTATGCGAAGCTGGATTTATGGGCCAAATTCCAGGACTTCCAGACGCGCATCCGTGACGCCATCATTACCCGCCAGGCGCTTGACCGCATCATGATCGGATTCAACGGCGTGAAGCGTGAGAAAACGTCAGACCGCGCGACCTATCCACTGCTGCAGGATGTGAATATCGGCTGGTTGGAAAAAATCCGCAAGGAGAAACCCGTTCAGGTAATGGATAAGATCGTGTCCGAAGGCGAGGTGATTTCTCAGACTGTCCGTGTCGGTAAAGGCGGTGATTTCCTGAATCTGGACGCGCTGGTTATGGGCGCCGTGAATGAGAAAATCGCGCCGTGGTATCAGGAAGATACGGAGCTTGTGGTTATCGTCGGGCGCCAGTTACTGGCGGATAAATATTTCCCGATCGTCAACCGTGACCAGCCAAACAGCGAAGCGCTGGCGGCAGATCTTATCATCAGCCAGAAGCGTATCGGCAACCTCCCGGCCGTTCGTGCGCCGTTCTTCCCGGCGAATGCCATGCTGATCACCCGCCTGGATAACCTGTCTATTTACTGGCAATCAGGCTCCCGCCGCCGTTCGGTCATCGACAATCCGAAGCGTGACCGCGTGGAGAACTTCGAGTCCGTTAACGAGGCGTATGTTGTCGAAGATTACGACGGCGTTTGCCTGGTTGAGAACATCGAACTGTTGCCCGTGCAGGCAGGTGGCAATGCCAGCCCAGCGCTGACAACTGAAACCATCCAGGAAATCGTCACGGCAGCGGTGAAAGGTGCGCTTGATGCGCAGGCAGCTGGCGGTGCTGGCGCCGGAGCGTGATAAATGAATCCGTTCCGTGCTCACACTCAGTATGTACAGGCACAGGATGCCGCCCGTCAGGGCGGCAGTAATGCCAGCCTGACGGGCTACAACCAGATGCTGTTACAGCTGACAGAACACCGCAGGCGCCTTAAAACCGTCCAGTCAAATGAGCGCAAGGCTCAACTCAAACGTGAGTTTCTTCCCGCTTATGCCTCATGGATTGCCGGTTTACTGGATGCTGACGCGTCAGGCCAGGACGACGTGGCGATGTACGTCATGATCTGGCGCATTGATGCCGGAGACTATACCGGCGCGCTGGACATTGCCCGTCATGCCATTAAACACGGCTGGGTCCTGCCGCAGCGATTCAACCGGACCTGTGGGACCGCTGTTGCGGAAGAGTTTGCCGACGCAGCAATGCGCGCTTTTTCTGCCGGTGAATCATTCAGTGCCGCCATTCTTACTCAGGTGCTCGATATCGTTGAAGGTCAGGATATGCCGGATCAGTCCCGCGCCCGACTTCATAAGGCGATGGGCTACGCGCTGCGGGATAACGATCAGGCAGTGGCGGCACTTAACCATCTGAAGCGTGCCCTGCAGCTGGATAACAGTTCTGGCGTCAAAACCGAAATCAACAAGCTAGAAAGCCGATTGCGACAGGCAATGTCGGCTTAACGAATCGTGCCAACGCGCGGGGCGGCACGGGGTGGCGACAGGCTTTATGCCGCGTCAAAACCCCGTCCACCGCCCAACTATTTGGGAGTGCCAGAAATATGCAATTCGTTTCGCCGGAACAGGCCGGGGAAAGTACCCAGGACGTTATTAAAAACACCAGTTTCTGGCCTGATGTCAGGGTTTCAGAGTTCCGCCGTGATATGCGCATGGATGGGAGTGTCACCGATCCACGCCTGCGTCTGGCGTTGCTGACAGCGATTGCTGAAGTTAACGCCGATCTTTATGAGTTCCGCGAGAAACAACGAGCGCAGGGGTATGCGAGCCTGGCCGACGTCCCTGCTGATGTGATCGACGGCGAAAGCCAGCGGCTCATGTTGTATCGCCGTGCGGTGTTTTGCTGGGCAAAAGCAAACCTGGTTGAGCGCTATCGCGATTTTGACGCAACCGGCGACGGAAGCAAGAAAGCCGAAGATATCGAAACAACCTTAGGCGAGCTGTGGCGCGATGTGCGCTGGGCGGAGTCCCGCCTGCGCGATATGCCACATATGACGGTGGAGCTGATTTGATGAAAGTGCGTGCGCATCAGTATGACACGGTGGATGCGCTCTGCTGGCGCCATTACGGGCGCACGCAGGGAGTCACTGAACAGGTGCTGCAGGCGAATCCGGGGCTGGCTGAATATGGCCCCTTTTTACCGCACGGGCTGCAGGTGGAGCTGCCGGATATCACGGCATCAACCACTGCGCAGACTGTCCAGTTATGGGACTGAATTATGACGCTTGAACGAATCAGCGCCTTTATTACTTACTGCATCGCCGTGCTGCTGGCATGGCTGGGAGAACTGTCGCTCAAGGATGCATCAACGGTTGGCGGCGTGCTGATTGGTGTGCTGATGCTGGCTATCAACTGGTACTACAAACACCAGTCTTTCAGGTTGCTGCGCGATGGCAAAATTTCACGGGGGGAATATGAATCCTTCAATCGTTAAGCGCTGCCTTGTCGGGGCTGTGCTGGCTGTTGCCGCCACGCTGCCCGGTTTTCAGTCGCTAAAAACCTCCGTTGAAGGGCTGAAACTGATTGCCGATTACGAGGGATGTCGTCTGCAGCCATATCAGTGCAGCGCAGGTGTCTGGACTGACGGGATCGGCAATACATCCGGGGTGGTGCCGGGGAAAACAATCACGGAACGGCAGGCGGCGCAGGGGTTAATAAACAATGTACTACTGACTGAAAAAAGGCTGGATGCCTGCCTGACGGTTAAGCCACCGCAGCATGTCTACGATGCACTGGTGAGTATTGGTTTCAATGTGGGGACCGGCGCAATCTGCAGGTCAACCATGGTGTCATATATCAATCGCCAGCAGTGGTGGCAGGCATGCAACCAGTTACCGCGCTGGATTTACGTTAACGGTGTGAAAAATAAAGGTCTGGAGAACCGCCGCGCGCGGGAAATGGCCTGGTGCTTAAAAGGAGCGTCCTGAAATGAAATGGTTCAAAAGTTACTGGCTGCCGCTTTCGGTTCTGGCGCTTCTTGTGATGGTTGATGTGATTTTCCCTGCCTCCCATGCGCTTTTCCCGCTGGCGCTGATCATGTGGTTTGAGTTTGCCGTGTTTTCTCTGGTCTGCTTTACCGGGTTTTATTCCTGCACTCTGACAGGTAATGACCGGCTAAAGGTCAGATTCCTGCTGGGCAGGGTATTAAGGGTGATGGACGCAATCACTCTCACCTGGTATCTGCGCCTGGCTGCTGCCTTTGTGATGTTGCTTGCCGGGTGGAAACTGACGGGGCTGGTTTATGTATCTACCGTTGCCATTGGCCTGGCAATCAAGGATGAATTAAAGGCATTGCGGGAATGAATCGTGCACTGATGTTAGGGCTGGCGCTGGTTCTTGTGGCGCTGGGCTGGCAGTCGTGGCGGCTTAACAATGCCAGTCACACCATTGAGACGCAGGGCAAGGCGCTGAAAAGCAAAACGCAGGAACTGACGCAGAAAAACAGTCAGTTGATTGGCCTGTCCATTCTGACCGAAACCAACAACCGGGAGCAGGCGCGGCTTTACGCAGCGGCGGAAGAATCTACTGCGCTACTGCGCCAGCGGCAACGGCGTATTGAGGAGCTTAAACGTGAAAATGAAGATTTGCGGCACTGGTCTGATACTTCTTTGCCTTCTGACGTTATCAGGTTGCGAGACCGTCCCGCGCTCGCCGGAGGTGCAGCTTACCGTGAATGGCTGTCCGAAAGTAACGCAGTGCCGCCTGGAAAAGTCGTCAGCCAGAACTAATGGTGATCTGCTTACGGCAGCTGATGAGGCCGAGGCAGCATGGGCCATCTGTGCCGATAAGGTGGATGTGATTATTGACTGCCAGGAGCGAAACAGTGAACAAGCCTCAATCCTTACGCCTCGCGCTCAATAAGTCGGTGCAGTACGTCCGGGAGAACCCAGACAAGCTGCATATGTTCGTGGATAAAGGCGCCGTAGTGGCGACCGGCGCGCCGTCTATTTCGTGGGAATACCGGTACACCCTGAATGTGGTGATCGTTGATTTCAGCGGCGACCAGAATTTGCTGATGGCGCCGATCCTCCAGTGGCTGAGCGTTAACCAGCCTGATGCCATCAATAACCCGGAGCTGCGGGAAAAACTGTTCAGCTTTGAAGTAGATATCCTGCGTAATGACGTTTGCGATATCAGCATAGACCTGCAACTGACGGAGCGCGTTGTGGTCAGCACTGATGGTGGCGTGTCGAGCGTGGAAGCCGTGCCGGAGCCGGAAAACCCTGATGATGCTATGTGGACGGTGAAACGTGGATGAGCTGCAGCAGGTTGATGCGTGGCTGACGGCGCTGCTGGCAAGCCTTGCCCCGGCAGAAAGAAAGCGGATGCTGCGTGAGCTGGCGCAGCAGCTGCGGCGGACGCAACAGCAGAATATCAGGCTTCAGCGCAACCCGGACGGCAGCGGGTACGAGCCACGCCGCGTTACGGCACGCACAAAGCAGGGCCGCATCAAGCGCAAGATGTTTTCTAAGCTGCGTACCGCCAGATACCTGAAAGCCACCGCCAGTGCAGACTCTGCCAGCGTGCAGTTTGAGGGGCGAGTGCAGCGAATTGCCCGTGTTCACCACTATGGCCTGCGCGATCGTGTTGGACGCAAAGGGCCAGAAATCCGCTATACGGAACGCCGCCTGCTAGGGGTAAATGATGAGGTGGAAACTATCACCCATGACACCCTGCTGCGCTGGCTGGCACGGTGATCATTGTGTCATTGCTGGTACACATCGCTGTGCTGCCGCCTTTTCCTCTCTGATGGCAACCTTTCCCTATGAACGCACAATTAACCGAAATCATGCGCCTTATCACCAACCTGATCCGCACCGGTACAGTGACCGAAGTGGATCGGGATAAATGGCTATGCCGGGTAAAGGTGGGCGAGCTTGAAACTAACTGGATTAACTGGTTGACGCTGCGTGCCGGTAAATCCTGCACATGGTGGTGTCCGTCACCGGGGGAGCAGGTTGTGCTTTTCAGCCTGGGCGGCAATCTGGAAACCGCGTTTGCTCTGCCTGCCGTCTATTCCAATCAGTACCCGCCGCCGTCTGATTCTGAGGAAGGTAGCGTGACGGAGTACCCGGACGGGGGATGGTTTGAGTATGAACCCGCCACCGGACGATGGCATGTCAGGGGCATCAAATCCATGGTGATCGAGGCAGCAGACAGCGTCATCTACAAAACCAGTGAGTTTGTGGTAGAGGCTGACAGAACGCGTATTAACAGTGACATGGTGATCAATGGCAGCGTCAGCCAGGGCGGAGGCGCAATGAGTTCTAACGGGATCGTAGTTGATGGCCATGAGCATACTGGTGTTCTGAAAGGCGGCGACAACACGGGAGGTCCGGTATGACGTTGTATATCGGTATGAGTAGGGATGACGGGCAGGCCATTGCAGATACAGACCATCTGCGCCAGTCGGTGCGGGATATTCTGCTGACGCCGCAGGGCAGCCGGATTGCCCGCCGGGAATATGGCTCCCTGCTGTCTGCCCTGATTGACCAGCCGCAGAACCCGGCGCTGCGCCTGCAGATTATGTCTGCGGTCTATGTGGCGCTGAGTCGCTGGGAACCGCGCCTTACGCTGGACTCCATCACCGTCAACGGCAATTTTGACGGCTCTATGGTGGTTGAACTTACCGGACACAGCAATAACGGCGCGCCGGTTTCCCTTTCCGTATCAACAGGAGCAGATAATGGCAGTCATTGACCTTTCCCGGCTACCGCCGCCGCAGATTGTGGACGTGCCGGATTTTGAGGCATTGCTGGCAGAACGCAAGGCCTCCTTTGTGGCCCTCCATCCTGCTGATGAACAGGAGGCCGTTATGCGCACGTTAGCGCTGGAGTCAGAACCTGTCACCAAACTGCTGCAGGAGAATACTTACCGCGAAATCCTGCTACGCCAGCGAATTAATGAGGCTGCGCAGGCGGTCATGGCGGCCTATTCCATGGGAAATGACCTTGAGCAACTGGCAGGTAACTGCAACGTGAAGCGCCTGACGGTAGTCCCTGCCGATAATGACGCGGTGCCGCCGGTCGCCGCCGTGATGGAAAGCGATGAAGCATTACGCCAGCGCATTCCTGCAGCATTTGAGGGGCTGTCCGTTGCAGGGCCGACGGGAGCCTATGAGTTCCACGCCAGAAGTGCAGATGGGCGCGTGGCTGATGCCAGCGCAACCAGTCCTGCACCGGCGGAGGTGGTGCTTACCGTACTGAGCCGCGAGGGTGACGGTACGGCAGGGGCTGACCTGCTGGCAGTGGTTGAGCAGGCGCTTAACAGTGAAAAGGTTCGCCCGGTGGCAGACCGCCTGACGGTGCGCAGCGCTGAAATTATTCCGTACAGCGTGGATGCGACGATCTTCCTTTATCCGGGGCCGGAGGCTGAGCCGGTGATGGCAGAAGCAAAAGCCAGTCTGCAGAAATACATCGCCAGTCAGACGCGGCTGGGACGTGATATCCGCCGCAGCGCCATTTATGCCGCGTTGCATGTGGAGGGCGTCCAGCGTGTGGAACTGGCGTCCCCGCTGGATGATGTGGTGCTGGATAAGACGCAGGCGGCGTCCTGTACAGAGTGGTGCGTCACCAACGGGGGCACGGATGAGTAGTCTGTTGCCGCCGGGTTCGTCGCCGCTTGAACGCCGACTGGCGCAGACCTGCAGCGGGATTTCCGATCTGCAGGTATCGCTGCGTGATTTGTGGAATCCGGCAACCTGTCCGATCAGATTCCTGCCCTATCTGGCCTGGGCGTTTTCTGTTGACCGCTGGGATGAACGCTGGGCAGAAAGCGTCAAGCGCCGCGTTGTGCAGGACGCGTTTTATATCCATCAGCACAAGGGGACAACCAGCGCCGTGCGGCGTGTGGTGGAGCCGTTCGGCTTCCTGATCCGCATCATTGAGTGGTGGCAGACCGGCGAAACGCCGGGGACGTTCCGTCTGGATATTGGCGTGCAGGACCAGGGCATAACAGAAGAAACCTATCTGGAGCTGGAGCGCCTGATCGGTGACGCCAAACCGTGCAGCCGTCATCTGGTTGGCATGTCCATCAACCTGCAGACAGGCGGTCCGTATTTTGTGGGTGCAGCCACCTACATCGGTGAAGAAATCACGATCTACCCGTACATAAACGAAACCATTATTTCCGGCGGCAACGCCTATGAGGGCGGAGCGGTCCATGTTATTGACACGATGAGAGTGAACCCATGAGCGCAAAATTTTACACCCTGCTGACGGATATCGGCGCGGCGAAACTGGCTAGCGCCGCCGCGCTCGGTATCCCGCTTAAAATTACCCATATGGCGGTGGGTGACGGTGGTGGAGCACTGCCCACTCCCAGCGCACAACAGACCGCGTTAGTGGCTGAAAAGCGCCGCGCAGCACTGAATATGCTGTATATCGATCCCCAGAACAGCAGCCAGATTATTGCTGAGCAGGTGATCCCTGAAACTGAGGGCGGTTGGTGGATTCGTGAAGTCGGCCTGTTTGATGAAAACGGCGCACTGATTGCCGTCGGGAATTGCCCGGAAAGCTATAAGCCGCAGCTCGTTGAGGGCAGCGGACGCACGCAGACCGTACGCATGGTGCTGATTACCAGCAGCACAGATAACATCATCCTGAAAATTGACCCTGCTGTGGTTCTGGCAACCCGCAAATATGTGGATGACAAGGTGCTGGAGCTTAAGGTGTATGTGGATGATCTGATGGCAAAACATCTTGCTGCTGCAGATCCGCATACGCAATATGCGCCAAAAGCCAGTCCGACATTCACTGGTACGCCAAAAGCACCGACGGCAGCGGCAGGCAATAATTCCACGCAACTTGCTAACACGGCTTTTGTGCAGGCGGCAATTGCTGCACTGGTGGCATCTTCTCCAGCTGCACTCGATACGCTTAACGAACTGGCGGCGGCGCTGGGAAACGATCCTAATTTTGCCACCACCATGACAAATGCGCTTGCCGGAAAGATGGACAAGGCAGCCAATGGAAAAGACATTGCTGATGTTTCAGAGTTTCTCAAAAACCTTGGTCTGCGAGAAAGCATTTCTGAGTCTGGTTTTTTCCAGTTAGGGGATTTTCAAATTGTCTGGGGGCGAGGGTCTACAGGCGGTAACGGCATCGGTGACGTTCAGTTTCGACAGGCCTTTTCTGGTAAGCCATTTTTAGTTGCTCCTTTTGATATTTCGTCCGGCCCTGATGGCGTAAATGCGATGGGGTGGGATTTAACAACCTCTACAGCAACAGGAGCGAGGATTTTTTCAGCGGACTCCAGAACGCTGGGGATAGCCACGACATTTAGTTATTTAGCAATTGGGAAGGGGATCGTATGAAATATTGCGCACTAAATAACGGATTTTATCGCGATACCACTCCCGATGATAAAATCCCGGGGAGCGTTGTGCATATCAGCGACGACGAAGGTAAACGAATTTTAGACAGCCAAATTAATGGTCGAATTCAGCCTGGTGATGATGGTTTTCCTGTTCTGGTGCCGTATCCTGAATTAACTAAAGATGAGCGGCAGGAACGCGCCGAGCAGCAGCGACAGGTACTAAAATCAATTGCTGATACTGAAATATCCTGGCGACAGTACGCTGTTGAAAGGGGCAAAGCGACGGAAGAAGAAGCCGCCGCTTTGATTGCATGGCAGGATTACAGGCTCGATTTGATGCGGATTGATACCGCAAAACCTGACTGGCCTACACCTCCGGGGGTATAGGCCAGTTGATATCCGGTGCGGTGCTGGTATCTATTGCTGTCACCGCATCAATATAGTCCAT